AACAGACCAAGTAACTATCTGTCCCATGCCTTTCATTAAATTGTGTCGTGGAAAATTCAAAAGAATAGCAAAACTACTGAATAATTGCACTCCTTCTGTAAAAGCTGAATAAATAGCCATAGTTTTGGCTAAATCAGTAGGATTTCGTGTCCCAAAATTACTTAAATATTCATGTTTGTCTAACATTGCTTGATATTCTAAAAACATTTGATACTCTTCGTCTCCGAATCCCAATGTCTCTAGTAATAACGAGTATGCTTCTTGGTGTACTGCTTCCATGGAGGCAAAAGAAGCTAGCATCATTCTAACTTCAGGTTGTTTAAATTTAGGAAGATAATGTTCCGCATATCCAGCGCATACATCTACATCTGCCTGTGTAAAGAACCTAAAAATCTGAGTAATTAACTTTCGATTTTCTACTGATAATTTTTCTTTATAGTCTCGCAGATCGTCTGCTAAGTTTACTTCACTTGGAAGCCAATGCATTTGTTGTTGAAGTTTGTAATTTTCAAATGCCCACGGGTAATTGAAAGGCTTGTAATAATTTCGTTCGTCTAATAATCCCATATTAACCTTCGCACGCTAAACACGTTTCTTCTGAAATTGAATCAAATATATACTGTCTAAGAGCTTCATCAGATACTTTATCTGCGCGTTTTATAGCCTCACTTCTTAAATAATATAGCGTTTTTACTCCTTGTTTCCACGCCATCATATGTACTGCATGGAGTTCTTGTTTTGAAACATCTGCCGGAAAAAATAAATTAAGAGATTGGCTCTGACAAATATATTCTTGTCTATCAGCGGCAAACTCTACTAGCCATCTTTGATCTAATTCTACTCCGGTCTTAAATATATCTTTTGTATCCTCATCTAAAAAATCTAAATGCTGTACTGAACCATCATGAGTAATAATACTTTGCCAAATATCATCGTTATTCATGCCCAGTTCATCTAAACAATGTTCTAGATATTCGTTTTTGAGGAGACTACTTCCTGTCTTAGTTTTTTGTACAAAAGCATTAGCGCGGTAGGGTTCAATGCTTGGGCTAGTGTTACCACAAATAATGCTGCTGCTAGCATTAGGAGCAATAGCCAATAAATGGGAATTGCGAACGCCATACCCAATACCGTCAGGACATTCTCCCCGCTCTTCTGCCAAAATTTTTGTCGCTTCATTTGCTTTCTCTTTAATTTCACGGAACATATTTTTGTTCCTAACTTTCGCTGTAACTGATTCAAACGGGATACTGTGTCTTTGCAGATATGCATGGAATCCCATCGCCCCCAACCCAAGGCTTCTTTCTTGCCTTGCACTATAAACAGCACGATACAGTTCTGGCGGAGCGTTATGAATGAAGTGGTCAAGTACATTATCTAACATTCTGATGAGATCTGGGATAAATAAGTCATTATTTTTCCACTCATCGTATTCCTCCAGATTTACACTTGATAGACAGCAAACAGCCGTTCGGTCTACGTCTGTGGGTAGTGTAATTTCTGAACATAAGTTAGAATGATGGACTTTTAGTCCTAATTTTTGTTGAAATTCTGGTAAACCTTTATCAACTGTATCTTTAAACATTATATAAGGTTCGCCAGTTTCTACACGATTCTGTATAAGTTTTACCCACAATGTTTTAGCAGGTACGGTTTTTACTACTTTATTAGTGTGCGGATCAATTAAATCCCAGGAGTCATCAAAATTCTCTTCTCTTGTTGCTCCTTCTATTAATTTCATGAAATCATCACCAATAACAACAGCATGATGCAAATTAATAGATTTTCTATTAATATCACCTCCAGTTGGCTTACGAATATCAAGAAACTCCTCCATTTCTGGATGAGATATGTCCAAATATGCTGCATAGCTTCCTCTCCTAGTTATGCCTTGAGAAAACGCTAACATTTCCCCATCTACTACTTTTAAAAACGGAATTACTCCTGTACTTTCAGAGCCGTTACTGGTAGAAGAACCTACACCTCTAACGCTACTCCAATCGCCTCCAATACCGCCACCTACTGAGGATAAAAAAGCATTCTCAGTATAGTGGGATGTTATACCCCCTCGGCTATCTTCTACATGATTTAGAAAACAACTTATAGGCATTCCTCTTTCAGTACCCCCGTTACTTAAAACTGGAGTAGAGAACATAAACCAAAGTTTACTAGCATAATCATATAATCTTTGGGCGTGTTCTTCATCGTCCGAAAATGCTGTTGCAGCACGTGCAAAAGCTTCTTGGGGAGAAACTTCACCATTTATCAAATATCTATCATTCAAAGTTTTTATACTGAACTCAGATAAGTATTTATCCCTGTTGTAGGAAATTTCCATCTATAAGTCTCCGGTCTATCTCTGCTGTATTATCAGCTCCGATTGCGTCTTCACAATATGTTATTAAATCCATTAATTGATAATTTGTGAGTAATACTTCACCATTAGCATTTAATTCTTGAATAAACTTATACTTACTATCTATAGGTAGCTGGTCATAGATATCCATCGCGCTACCGTACGCAGTTATAAGAGTTGCAGCACGTTTAGGCCCTATGCCAGTAATTCCTGCTACATTGTCTCCCTTATCCCCCGTTAAACATTTGAAAGATATGTACTCTTCGGGGGTTACTTCGTAGTGAGAGTCCCAGTTTTCCAGTGTTACTTCTTTTCTCGTAACATAAGAAAACCTGGAAACTCCCTCTTGAATAAGTAAATCCCAGTCTCTATCACTAGATATGAGCCATATCTTTTCAAATTTAAACTTATCTTTGTATTTTACTAAATACGCTGCTATATCGTCTGCTTCTACTCCTTTAAATCTAAGTACTGGACAATGTTTAGATAACTCTACTAGAGTTTTTTCATATTCTTCGAAAAAATCTTCAAATGCTTTCTTCTCTTCATCTGTCTGTTCTGCGTACTTATCTTTTCTACTTTGTTTATAGTCATTACTTATAGACTTTCTATATGTAGATGTCCCTAAATCTGAAGTAATAACTATATTTTCACACTTATAAGAGTGGGCAAGGGAGACTACTGTTCTTACATATTCTTCACAAAAGTCTGTTCTTCCTTGGTGCTTCCATCTAAAAGCTAAATTTAAAGAGTCTACTATTAATACTGAGCCCGGATCTTTATCTAATATTTTTGAAAAATTAAACGCCATTTTCTATTAACTCTATTTGTTCGTGTCTCAACCATTCTTCTGCTAATAATACATAACAATCTAACCAGGATATAAACATATATTTGCCACACTTTTTTGGTTCGTGATTAGTTACTACAAATACTCTTGACCTGTTATATTTAAAAAATAACAAGGGCTGTTGATTTCCGTTTTCTGCTTGTGTTATTAATTTTTTCCACCACCGAATAAGATTATTAGTTTTTTCAGCAGTAAACATTCTGTCTGTTAAGGGAGATTCTGAATAATTTTTTACTTCTATACAGTAATGGTTCTTTGCATGGGGCACATAGAGATCGCCTTTTAGATACTCCAATGCACCAGAGGCAGGAACCCTTTCAAATTTTAAACCAGTATACTCTCTTAACATATCTCGCACTAGGTATTCACCTCTAGCGCCTTTTGCTCTTGAATCTACCATTATTAATGCAACCTACTTATATTTTCTTCTTTTACTATTTCTATCTTTTCTAATAGTGGGTGTGTCCAGCCATGGCTGACTACATAAGTATTTAAATTTTCTTCTTCGGTTAAAACTTCTACTAACTTTTCTCTTCCTAGATCATCTAATACGCTTACTACCTCGTCTAAAAATAGTATATTGATTCTTGACTTAGAAATACTACTCATTAATTTACGAATTGCTATCAATGTTGCAGTATTTACTCTAGCCAATTCTCCTGATGATAACGCTAGAATATCTACTATTTTACCGTTATCCGTTATTTGTACATTTAATTTGTCGTTTGAAACCACAAATTCAAGCGTAAACCTACCATCAGAAAACTCAGCTAAATAAGTATTTACTAATTCTTCTAACTCTTTAACTAAATTCTCTATCTTATACGCTAATAATCCATTGGTGCTAAATGCTTTTTTAAGAATCTCTAAGTTGATGAAGACTTTACTGTGCTTGTTAACTTCACCCTCGGCTTTTTCGAGGTCTTTTTTGAACGACTCGGTTTGTTCTTGGATGATTTGGATTCTTGTATTATTTTTGGTGCGCCTTTCGTTTTCTTTCGCGATTTCTCCCAGCTTTTCTTTTGCTGTATGAATTCTCTTACGAATTCCTGTGATGCGGCTACTAAGCTCATCACCGTCCACTTGCTTACTTGATAAGCTATGATCGATACGACTATACAAATCTTCCCAATCTTTTTGAATACTGACTTTAGTATTGTACTCAGAGTTGTTAGTTTTGATTCTTTCGATCTCTCTGGATATGTTGCCACGTTTTTCTTTTGCCTCCTCTATATTGTCCAATTCGGCTTGTATTAAGTTTTCTTTAAATTGTGAATCTACTGTTTGTTCACAAGTGGGACAACTGTCCCCTAATTTTTTCATCTTTTCTAATAAAGTATTAGAACTATTTATAGCAGCTTTTATACTGCCTTCTTCGGTTTGTAACTTATCGTAAGATAACAACTCACTTGCTTTTATTTCATTTACTTTATTAATATTTATCTGCTTAAATAAGTCTTTATAACTATTATTATTTTTTATTTTTTTATTTTTTTCTGAGATATTTTCAAACTCTAATAATAAAGACCTCAAAGACTCCTCATCTTCGCTCGTATCAATTTCTAAATTTAACATTGGAAGTATGGTAGTACTCTCCAATTTATTGTCACGTAACCATTTTTCTATCGTTGCTATGGCCGCATTTATCTCAGCGATCTTAGCATTTGCTTGTCTAGAGGCTTCTTTGAAAACCTCGAACATCACGACATATTCTTCCAGGTGCAACAAATCAATTAGAAATTTCTTCCTATTCGTATCTGTAGCAGTTAAAAATTGTAAACTACTATTAGTGTTTTGATAAACTAATTGACTAAATGTTTTGAAATCTATACCTAAAATGTCTTGAAGAGTTTTATAGGTATTTGTAGCGGTGTGGCTGGAGATATCTTCTCCGTCTTTAAGAAGCTTCACTTTTATACTTGCTTTTCTAATCACAATTACTTCGTATAAAGTATCTTCTTTAGTAAAAGTCAGATGAATATCATACCCATTATTGATATATCTATTAGGAATATCTGCTTTTTTTATTCCTTTTGAATTTTTATTGTATAATACTTCTTCAATAATTAATGGTATGGAAGACTTTCCCATACCATTTTTACCAATTATTTGAGTAACATTATTACTATCTAAATCAAGTTCATTATTATCACCGTAGCTAAAGCAGTTATTCCATTTGAGCCTTTTGAGAGTAATCATTAAATGTTCCTATGATTTCGGATACGTTGTTAGGGTCTATTTCTAGTATATAATTTAGATATTCAATTAACTCTTCTTCTAATGTCATGTCTTTATCTATTAGAAGAGCAGCTTCAGAATTTCTCTTTACTACTTTTTTATCTAGTAATTCTGAGTTTTTAATTGATGCCAGCTGTTGAATATCTCCCTCTATCTCATAGATAGTATGGTGATAATCTGTAGGAATCATCTCTTCAGCACTTTTTACAGTTTTTCTTATTAGTTGAGGCAGGTTAAACGGTTCCCATATCCAATCCCAAGTATTCTCAGCAATATATAAAAATCCTGTTGAGACTTCGGTTCTATGGAAAGAGGTAGTCATTGGACTGCCTGGATAAACAATGTTTCTCTGTGTATTGCTATGAGCGTGTAAATCGCCTGCAAACACAACCGGAAACGGGTCAAATCTATGTAGATCAACTTCAGGCTTCACATGAGGGGGTATCTCACCCCTCACATGAGTAAATAGAGGCCAATCAGGATTGAACTTTTCTATACTATTGGGCTTATGAAGATCTGCGTACGGAAGAATACTAAAACCTAAATCCTTATCCTCATAGGATATATCAATAACACTGACCAATGGATTTATCTGTCTAGTAACATCTTTTAGCTGGGTAAAAAAGGTTTTATTCTTTTTTGTGGCTTCATGATTACCGTCAAAAATTAGAGTGGGTCTTTGAGCTTTAGATATAAAAGAAAAGTACAGCTCTAATTCTATCATAGTAGGCAACCTATCAAATAGGTCACCTCCAATGATATGCATAGAACAGCTTTTTTCTTGCTCTCTTATTGCTTCAAAAAATAACTCATACCGATTTAATGCCCACTTTACAGGGACATTTTTCTGGCCTAACTTTAGGTGCCAATCGGCTGTGAATAATATCATGCCACATTAAATTCTTCTTCAAGAGTGTCATCTACTTCACCAACCGCAGCCTTTCTAACTGTATCTAGAAGCTCTTTTTGAGCATCTGGAGTTGGTCTAGCCATAACGTCATCCATAGACTTGAGCTCGGCGATAGATTCCATTTCGTCTTCAGTTAATGCACGAGGCTTACACTTTAATACTTGTAGTTGATACTCTACATTATAAGCTAGTGGGCCGGTCTTTACTCGCTTAAAGCAAATATCCCAGCCATTATCTACATCAGTAGGGTCACCTAAATCTTCTGCGGCAATCATAATTTGTTCCCACAACTTCTTTTTAAGATTTAGTACTTTAACCTTACCATCGGTAGGGTCAATACATTGAGTAGCGTAGCTCCAGCCACACTTGAGATCAGGATAGTACTCACGTACCCAATCCTTTTCTTTGTTATTAAATCGTTCTGTGTCTCTATCAAATGATAGACACTCAAAAGGAATATTCTTGCCGTTCGTTCCTTCTATCCAATAAACGTATCTGGCAAGTATGTCGCCTACGACACGGACTTTGTTGTCTCCGTCTCGATAGGTAAAACTTTCGATTGAGCTTTTTTGAGCAGAGCCCTTCTGCTGATTAAATGAAATTGCCATTTCAATGTTTCTCCGTTGGGACTTCTTCATAAAGAAAGTGAATTAAATTATCACTATCTAAACGAAGTAGACTATTGTTTTTTATACTGTCAACAAGTAGATTTGCAAATGGAACGTGCAATAATTCTAATGTTGTGGTTTCGTGAGCAAGATACTCAGATATACTTCTAATAGAAGCAGCTGCTAAGTAAGTTGCTATCTCCCTATATGTATGCTTGTATGAATTATATAATAAAACATCTGGATGAGCTAAAAAACTAGTGCCAGTAAAATCATGTTTTCTATACTTATAGAGAACATCATATTTACTATCGGGGATTAGATTTTTGGAGACCATTTCAAATATTTTGAATATCTCTAATACATTGCCCTCAGATACGTCATATATTTTTTGCCAATCATACAACAGCATATATTATATCAACCTTTAAGGTGAATGTCAAGAACTATTTTTTAAAGCTCTTTTATTTCATATCCTTGTTTCATGTAGTATCCAACTCTGTTAGACGCCTGCCTTCTGGCAGTATCCCCCTTGAGGTGAATATCTATAATTACAGGGGTTAGTTTATCTTCTTCTTTTCTAATAATTCGACCAATTAACTGGGTTAATAAAGGTTCATTATTAATGGGTGTACCTAGGATTAAACAACTTAATTCATTTATAGAGATTCCTTCTGAAAAAATTGCTTGAGTCCCGTATAGTACGTTTTTATTTCCAAATCGAAGTTCGTTTATTAACTCTTCGCGTTCTTCTTGTACAATGTCGCCTGTGACACAGACGGCTTTATCTCCGGTAAGCTCCGCACACCTTTTTAGAAAGGCTACTCTATCACTAACTACTAATACCTTATGGCCTCTATGAGCATACGCAGCGGCTAACATTGATACTGAGTGTCTATACTCTTCATTAGTCGCTAGATTTGTAACTCTATTAGCCCATGGTATTCTTGCGCCATCTAAAAATCTAACCTCAGAATGGAATAGATTTACTACTGGAGTCATAAAATTTTCTTTAGGCGGCTTAAGAACATTAGGACTGAAGTAGTCTCTAAAGACAACGTGCTTTCCATCCTTTCGTTCTATAGTGCCTGATAAACCTATTTTATATCTACAATAATTTGTATCTAATATCCTAGAAAAAGTAGGACTACTGACATGATGCATTTCGTCTAGAATAAGAGTTCCAAACTCTTTACGAATCTTGTCTATATTTCTATAAAGAGTCTGAATATTACCTATCACAATAGGACTATCAAGATCGAACTGCCCACTACCAATAATTCCGGGCTTAAATCCAAATACTTTTTCTACTTCCTTTGCCCATTGATT